TAAAGAAGATAAAAATAAACATATATGGTAGAATTTCAATCATTATTTCTTCATCATTTTAGCAGCGCTTGATACTCCCTTTATACCAAAACTCGCTGATATGGCAATATATAAAAGATGTTGATAGTACTCAGGTAATTCTTGGAGAGCAATAAATCCAGTCTTTACAAACTCAGTACAGCCGGGAATAAAAACGAGAACAGCAGGAAACAGAAGTACAATAAGACTTACTTCGTCTTTCCAAGATCCTTGCATCTGACCAACAGCAGTCTTTTCCCATTCAACCTTACCTGCTATTTGTTGTTCCATTAAAGCAGTGTCCGCTTTAATTTTAGTAAGCTTCTGCTCTGCCTTTGCTTTTTTAGTTGCGACAATGCCTTTTACAGCCTCACCCGCAACACCGAGCAACGGTTTTATGAGTAAATGAAACATAAACTATTTCTTTTTTTGATCAACGCCTTCAACGGCTTTAACAGGAGTATACGTAGTACCGCCAATCCAGCTTGCACTTTGTTTCCTATCTGGACGTACAGCACCTTGACCTTTAATGACAACTGTTTGTGTATCTTTTGCACTTGTCATTTCAATATCAACAGGAGAACAATAGCCATCAACCATTTTTCCAGGTATTTTAACTGATCCAGGATTTTTAAATGGAGAAGTCTTGTAAGAGTTTCCACCCTTTCCAATAAATTTTCCACCTAATCCCATGACTACATTTTTTACCATTTTATCCTCTTAATTTACTTAAAGTTTTTGCTAAGTTTGCTTGTTTAACTGTGCGCGAGCTATAATCTTTAGGATTACCTCGTACTTTTTTTCCAAATGCTGCTGTACTCATGTTAGCTGCTTTTGCTTTTTTTGTAAAGGCTCCAGGACGTTTAATTGCTTTTTGAATCCATTTACCATCTGCTGCTTTTACACGGCCCCCTCTTTTATACAAATCTTCTCTTGTACTCATTGGTTTAGCAGCGCGTGGATTATAAAATTGTGGTGGCATTATCTTCCTCCGCGTCCACCTTTGGCTTTCTTGATTCTGCCGCCTTTTTTAGCCATCGTGCTGACTGCAGAATAAGGACGTCTTCCAAGTGCGCGTTCCATGCCTTTACTTTCTGCTCTCCGCGCTGCAAGGTTTCCAGTTACTCCTCTGTTTCTTGCTCCCAAAGATTCATCCAGTCGTGCATTGTATCCTTGACCACCAACTCTTAATTTTGCTCTACCACCTTTTTTATAAGTTGTCGTTGGTCGTCTTTTAGATTTCATAACGTCTTGGTCTCTTGTCCATACTTTTCCTACCATCTTTTCCTCCTTAATCGAATATAATTGTTGCTAAGTCGCAATTGGTGACATCACCATAAATGCCTTCGGTAAATAAAATACCATCTTCAGCAATGTACTCATTCCATGTATCACCATCAGAAGCACCCCACTGCATTTGATATTTAAGTGTGCCTGTTGCATCAGAGCCATCATATAATTTAATAATAGCATTCGCCCCTGTAGCTAAACCAGAAACACCCTTCACGCGCGCACGCGCGATAGCAACCGTTCCACCGATCGCAGTCTTAAATGTAGCATCAGCTGTGATGATTGATTGTTTTACATCTGTTGTTGACATAACTATTTACCTTTATCTTGACGAGAACCAGTACTGCTGCTATCAAATTTTTCATAGCGTGCTAGATTTTTAGTCCCTTCAAAATCTCTTTTTACGTTAACCCCTGCAGTCACTTTTCCACCTTGTGGTTTTAAAGGACCCGGTTCTCCATAATAAACTTCTTTTGCAATTCCCATAATAATTACCTATTAGTTATTTGTTTCGTTTTAACATAACACCACCGCTCTTGGCAATAACTTTCTTGCCATATTTTTTAGTCCAACGGTCCGCAATCTCAGGGTGGTTCTTCCACAGATAGCGACGCTGTTTTATTGACTTAAAGGGCATTACCGACCTTTCAATGTACGGACATCATACCGTTTTGTCAAGTCTGACTGGCGTTTTGCCTTATTGGCAAGATGTTGTTTATCCATCGTGACCTTCGCTCTTAGATTTGCAATATCCTCTGTTTGCTCCATTTTATCCCGAGCAAGACGATCACCTTGCAGAAGTTTGACCTTGTCTAAATTAATGCGCGCCTCATCATCTTTCGCTTTACGTTCATTCTCCATGGCCTTTAAATCTAGTTCTTGTGCTTTTAATTTCACCAGTGGATCCCCATCAAGCATATTATTTATTTTCTTCTCTTCGTTTAAGAACTCTTCGGTTAATTCTGCAATCAAGACTGCAATACGCGATTCCACTTTATTTTGCAGAGCCTCTAATTGTTGTTGGGCTTGAGGGTTCTGCTGTGCCATTTGTGGATTCTGCTGCATCATCTGTACTTGTTGTGTGAGTTGTTGGATTTGTTGAATCTCTTGTATCATTTCTATTTCCACTTGTTCTTGAGCCATCAGAGAAATATGCTCCATAATATTTTTCTCGAGCTCTCCAAAAATCATAGGATTATTTTTAACCAAGCTTGTTGACATAAACGCCAAGTGTGCTGTGATATGAGCCCGATGGTCTTGACCACGATAGGCTTGGAAAGGTTTTCCTGCCAATCCATTAATATGTTCTTGGGCAGGATTTAACGGCATATCAGGTTGGGGAGGGGGTAATATTTGATCAATATTCTTGACTCCCATAGCTTGATACATGGATCTATAGGCTTCGTACATATTATGCATTTCAGGATTAGTTTGTGCCAGTTGCAATTCTGTTTGTGCCAATGTCACACGCTGTGACATCGAGAAAATATTTGGATCGGCAACCGGTACAATATCCACACGATCATCAAAGTCTTGTGTTTTAATCATCCGATTTCCACCAACAACATCGTACGGATATTCTGGTGGTAAATAAAGTTTGAAAATTTTTGCAAGCAAATTAAATTCTTCCTTCATGCCCGAGTAGAGGCGTTTATGAATCGCAGACATCACACGGGAGCCACGTTCTAATAATGCAACTGTGGTTCCAACAGCAGCTGCTTGATTGCCATCACCCACTTGCATATCTGCAATTCCTGCAAAACGCTGACCGGCATCAACAACATAGCCTAATAAATTAAAAAGAGTTTGACTTGGTTCTTTGTAAGGCAACGTCATGAATCCTTCTTTAACCGTTCCTCCTGGACTATCGACATCTCTCCATTCTCCAGGTTGCAATGGAACCGCATCATCTCTAATTCTGATTCCTCGTGATTTAAAACCAGCAGGTAGATTCGATAATGTTCCCGCATCCAAGAGTTGTCTTAACGCACTTGTTGCTGTACGCGATAAGCCACCAATCATATGAATGAGACCAAGGCCATAGAATCCAAGACCGGGGAGAAATTTAAAATGCACAAAGTATTTAATTTTATGTTTAAGAGGATCGTCTGGATTATAGTTTCTGCGAATAGCTAAAATCTTTGTTTGTGATTCCTCGATGGTTACGATGTAGGGCACTTTAATACCACTCGGTTCTCCTGTCGGATCCTGATCTTCAAAGCCTTCTAAATCCAAATCCACATGCATCTCTAAAATATTATAGACCTCTTCTTTGGCCCCACGTTTAACCCCTGAGATCTCTTCTTCTGTTTTTTGTAATTGATCTTCAATGATCGCTGGATCATGAAGGTCGATGTCTTTATAGAATCCCTTGACTTGTGCTTTTCTCAATTCATTGTGTGTCATCTTGACAACGTGCGTTATCCGCTCTGATTCTTGTAAAGAGGTTGCATAATATGGCACGACTAAATCATCGGCCGGTATAAATTTAGAAACAGCACGCCCGAGCATTTCATCGTAATACACTTTTTTAAATGTTGATCCTGCAAGGGGTAGATAGAATAACATCTGATCCAATTCTTGATCGTACTCTTCCATCTTGTTCATGATTTCATAATTCATGAAGTCCTTGACCCTTTGCGCTTGGTCCTCGCGCATACGATCAGCCATTCCTACAATTTGTGTACGGACCGGTCCGTCTGAGGGGAGGAGTTCTTTGTATGCTTGTGCTTGAAATTGGGTGACGGCTTCTGCGAGCACGGGATGCGTTGCACCCGATGCGCCTTGAAACGGTTCTGTACGTTCTTCGTATTTATAACCTAACAACCCGAGGCCTTTCCTATAGGTATTAATCCATTCGGAGCGTGATTCATTATCTTCTTTGTAGAGTTCAACAAGGTCCGAGGCTAAAGGGCCAAGGACGTCGTCTGGTAACAATTCTGCTAAGTTTCCAAAATGTTCACCACTGTCTTGTGGGGCAACTTTTCCTGGTTCAAAGTCAACCGTTACACTGCCATCTTCTTCCTCAATAACATCGACACCGGGATCCATTTGTTCTTGAATCTTTTCTTCAGTCACCTCTATCGTTTCCTCTTCAGGAGGAATCGTTACAGATTGTCGTACATTGGGAAGTGCTTTATCTATCTCAGCCATAATATGCCTATTTTAAGTTAATGATACTATACCTTCTTTTCTCTTTTGTCCATAAGGATCTGGTCCTGCTTCAGGAGGAAGAGCCCATGGTTTAAGTGGATCAAGAGTTGTGATTCCTCCGCCTGCATATGGTTGGAGTGCATAGCTAAAATGTGTTCTTATATCTTCCATGGGAGA